GTTCACAACCCCCAGTTTGTTTATGCTAGAATTACACCACCAACAGCAATAACGCAGTTGGGCAATCAAACGAAAGCGAATTATGAACTTCTTCAAGACACAGCAAAACCCCCACGCCCCAGTCAACGTCATCGTTGTGGAAGTCAGCGACCAAGTGCAACGTGCAGATGGTTGGGTATCACGCCACGACTTCAAAACCTTTGAGCAGGCTCAAGAGGTGGCAGACGCCGCCAGCCGCTTCGAGGGCGTGGACTACATCGCCACCGACGCTGGTGACGGTTGTTACCCACGCTTCGATGTCATCAAAGCACCAGCCCATTCGGATGCCGTGTCCTACTACTTTAACGGCGACTCATACCCCTGTGGTTATATCAAGACCATCAGCAAGACTATGAAGAAAATCACAACAACAGAGGGTCAGGTATTCTACCGCCGTGGCAACACTGGCTCTTGGAAGATGAAGTGCTGGTCAATGATTGACGGTCATCACAATGACCGCAACCCACACTTCTGAAATCACGGGGGCGCAAGCCCCCCCAATAACCCAATCACAACCGAACAGAAAGCGAATCGCTATGACAAACGAAATTGACATCACTATTTACACAGAAGACCAGTCCCGTGTATCCGTCACCGAGTGGGACGATGGGGGCGCGTGGCTCAAGATTGGCGTAAAGAGTGGCGGTGCATACACCGTTTTAACCCGTAACGAAGCCCAGCAGTTGTTGGCTGGCTTACAAGCGATATTGGCAAAAGAGGTGACAGCATGAACAACATGGGCGACCTGATGAACGACATGGAGGCCGAACTGATTAAGCAGTTTAAGGCTATCACCCCAGAGCAACGCGCAGAGGAAGAGCGCCTGCGCCAGATTCAACGGGACTGGGAGGCGGCACACACCGCCATCGAGACTGATGAGGACAGAGCAGACTTAGAGGAGTATCCAGAGGAGGACGAAGAATGAAAGAAGAATCATTGCTTCAGAAGGTGGTGATTGGTATAATGTTTATTGCGTTTCTCGTTTTAATGATGTGGGTTCCTGACTTCACATTGGACGAAGAGGACTGCATGAAACAAGAGTCCAGCGCATACGTCAAGAACTTATGTAACGAGTCGAAAGCGAAATAGAACCGACTCGGTTTATATGCCGAAATCAACATCTGGCTGGCGAACCTAAAGCGAATCGAATACACTGAGAGCATTCGTTCATTCACATGGGGATTACGGGTTATGCCAGAAACCGCTAAGAAGCCTGCTAAGGCATCCAACGCCACCAAGCCAAGGGGTAAGGCTCCCGCGCCCGCAAAGAACCCTGTAACGCCTAGTCTTACGGGACGCCCAACAACATTCAACCAAAAGACAGCAGACCTCATATGCATGATGCTTAGTGAGGGGATGAGCCTACGTCAGATACTGAAGGCTGATAAGGTAGGAGTGCTTCCAGCGCAGTCTACGGTTTACGAGTGGTTGTTGCGCCACCCTGCTTTTGCGGAGCAATACGCACGCGCACGCGAAGAACAGGCTGACACCAACGCTGATGAAATCTTGGAGATTGCCGACGAGCATCCCCCTGAGTACACGGACGAGAAGGGGCGCACCAGCCTAGACGTTACCTACATTCAATGGCAGAGGCAACGCATCGAAGCCCGTAAGTGGACGGCTATGAAGCTGAAGCCCAAGAAGTACGGCGACCGCGTGGCGCTCGAAGGCGTGGAGGGTGGAGCCGCCATCAAGACCGAGGATACCAACGCCAACAAGTTCCTTGAGGTTATCAAGAACATGGAGATGACCAAGCGTGCTGGTTAATAAGTATTACATCGATGCCTTGTTGGTGTCGAAAAACACGGGGTTATACGCCTCGTGTTGGAACTGAGTAATACTTGTGTTAGCAGATTTGCTCGAAGACCCAACAGTACAGGCGGAGTTCAATGCCCGCTCAGAGCATGACCGCATTGCTTACATCGCGCACGCCTCATGGGTAGCTGGCGCTCATCGATACCAAATACCTCCTCCGTTGGAGATGGACTACACCGTGTGGATGATGTTGGCTGGGCGTGGGGCTGGGAAGACTCGTAGCGCGGCTGAGGCGCTGTGGTGGTGGGCGTGGACACACCCAAGCAGTCGATGCCTTGTGTTGGCTCCTACGTCTAATGACATCAAGCACACCTGCTTTGAGGGTCAGTCTGGACTTCTTGCCTGCATACCTGAGCAGTTGGTAATGGACTACAACAAGCAAGACCACCAGATAAAGTTGTCCAATGGTTCCATCATTCGAGGCATCAGCGCGGACAGCTACGAGCGCCTGCGTGGCCCTCAGTTCCACTTCGCTTGGTGTGACGAGTTAGCCGCCTTCCAATACCTTGGTGCTGGTGAGGCGTGGGACATGATGATGATGGGCTTGCGTTTGGGTGACAAGCCTCGTGTCATTGTGACGACGACACCGCGCCCAAAGGACTTGATACTCGACCTTGTGGGGCGCGAGGGTGACGACGTGGTGATTGACCGCGCCAGCACCTACGAGAACGAGGCGAACCTAGCTTCCACCTTTCGCAAGCAGTTGGAGCAGTACAAGGGTTCCAAGTTGTACGAGCAGGAGGTGATGGGTCAGATTGTCGACCTCGAAGATGGCAAGGTTGTCTCTCGCGATATGTTCCAAATGTACCCGCATGACCGACCGTTCCCTAAGTTCGAGTACATCGTGCAGTCGTATGACTCAGCGTATACGGACAAGACGTACAACGACCCGACCGCCATGACAACGTGGGGCGTGTTCAAGCCTACCGATGGGCCTATGTCCGTCCTACTCCTCGACTGTTGGGCTGAACACCTGACGTTTCCTAAGCTAAAGCCCAAGGTGTTGGAGGAGTGGCGTGTGTCGTATGGTGAGGGCAAGGATGCCAAGCGCCCTGACCTAATATTGGTGGAGGCAAAGGCGTCGGGGCTGAGTCTTGTACAGGAGTTGCAGGCGATGCACTTGCCTGTACGGGCGTGGAACCCCGGCAACGCGGACAAGATGACCCGCTTACAGATTACCGCCTCCATCTTCGCTACTGGTAGGGTCTGGCTCCCAGAGTCCAGCGTGCATAAGGGCTATGTGAAGGATTGGGCTGAGGGTTTCCTATCCCAGATATGCGCCTTCCCTGATGCCGCGCACGATGACTACGTCGACTCGACTACTCAGGCGATGCGCCTGCTCAAGGACATGGGTTTTCTCGACATCAATCCTGAGCCTATGTATGATGACGATGATGACTATGCTTATACCCGCAAAGAGCGGGTCAACCCATACGCGGTGTAACTATGGCTGACAAAAAGAAACTACTCGGCGGACTTGGCAAGATGGGTAAGCGCATCATGTCTACGGACGAAGAGCGCTTGAATGCCCTGATGTCGCATAGCGGTGACAACGTACTGCCATTGAAGCTACCCCGCGCCAATCTGTCTGATGAGTTCATCGACCAACAAGCTGACCGAGTCGCTCGTCAGATGCTTGGTGAACACGTTAGAAGCGGCAAGCCAAAAGACACGACCAACCTTGCGGGTCGCTCCAAGAAGGAGAGCGAACGACTCAAGGGGCTGAACTACAAGCTGACGCCGATTGGTACGGTAGCGAAGGAGAAGCCCTACACGCCGCGCAAGGGGGATGTGAAGGTGGCGTTCCCCGGCGACCAAACCGTGTCCGACAAGATTCTTAATGAGGTCGAAGGCTTCCCCATTGACTCACAGCAACAAGGCGGCGCGTACTACGGCTTAGGTCAGAAGCACCTGAAAGACCCTGAGTTTTGGAAGTCCACTGAGACCCCAGCCAAGAACGTGCAAGCCAAGGTCGACCGCGTGGCTGAACTGTTTGAGCCTGAGCGCGTCATCGGCTCTCACCTCGCGATGGGGCCAACCGCCAACAACTTCGCCATGCACTTTGCTGACGCGAACCTTCGTGCGATTGATTGGTCAAAGGCACAGCCCAAGAACGTCAATGTGTTTGACAGCATCATTGCTGGTGGGTACAAAGACCCAAAGACTGGGGAGTTGGTGTCGTTCCCGAACTGGCCGGGTCTTGCTGACCGTGAGGGCGCACTCGCCGCCATGAAGGAAGACAGCAATCTTCGCAAGTGGTTCAACAATCGCATGAAGACGCCAGCCGTCACCGAACCCTTGGGTTTGCCCAATGGGTTGGACATCCAATACGCCATCACCGAACCGCGCATCCGTGACATGGAAATCAACATGACTGGTCTGATGACGGGCGAGTTGAAACCCAAGGCATTAGTGGAGGCGGCAGGAACGCCACACAACACATACAGCCACCGCATCCTCGGTGAGGCGCTAGGCCCTCAAGAGGTGCTGACTCCCTTTGTGCTTGACTTCCCTGACGCGGCGCAACACATCGCCTCGACCAAGCGCCCATCGGACTTCAGTAGCACAATTCAAAAGGTTTTCCCCCATCAAGTTGTGGACGACCAATTTATCAACCAATACAACCAATACCGTGAGCGCATTAAAAAGCTGACAGGACAGAAGAAGGGCGGCGTTGTAGACATCAAAGCGGCAGACGCTCGTCTGAGCGCCGCAATAAGCAAACGTATGGCAAAGGGTGGAGCGGTAGACATTGAAGCCGCTGACGCTCGTTTAGAGTCCGCTATAGCCCAACGCATGGCTGGTGGCGGTGAGGTTGGCTTTAAGAAGTTGCAGTTCATGGCTGGTGGCGGCAAAGTCAAGGGTGCGGCTAAGGTCTTTAAGAGAATATTTGCTGACGATGTCCTACCTGCGGCAGAGCGTGATGCCAATCTTGCAAAGATGTTGGCTGAAAGCAAAATACCGCAACGCCTGTATCACGGCACAGGTGATGACATTAAAGAATTTAGAAATTCAAGAATTGGGGCAATGGGGCCGGGTACTTATTTGGCTGAGTCTCCACAAAACGCATCTGCATACTCCACCATTACAAACAGAAAAGGTAGCGCAAATAAACCAAATGTAATGCCTGTTTATGTTCAGGCTAAAAATCCTTTTGTTATTAGCGATGTAAACAAGTCACACGAAGAGTTGTTTAAATACTTTGACCCAGAGGGAAAGTTAACAGACGATGAGGTTATAAAAAAAGTTTTAAATTTGGGCTACGATTCTATTTATGCAAAAGGTACTGGAGAAATCAATGTACTTGACCCACGCAAAATTAAGTCAGCCATAGGCAACCGTGGCACATAT